AAGTTTCGGTAGTGTAATCGTCCCAAGTTTGTGTGTTACTTAAATCTTCCCAAGCAATAAACAAAGTTTCTTGCAAAATACGTTCAATGCGTGCGCCGTCTAATTCTTCTGGATAATTAACAGCACCGGCAGTACGTTTAACAAGTAAGCCAAGTGCACCTATTGCTTGTATTTGTAATGTGTTAGGTTTACCACCTGCCCCAGCTGCTTCTAACCTGTTGTAAACACCTGAAACTTCACCTGTAAACAATTTAACAAAAACACCTGCTGAGTTAGTTACTTCAATAATTACAACGTCTAATAGTTCAACTATTGGGCTTGCGCCGTCTTTGTTTAATAGTTCTATGTTGCAGTAACTTGGTTGTGTTGCTTCAAAGAAATCGTTACGACCATAGGTAATTGTGCCACCTGTTAGTATGTCGTCTGTTTGTACAACACCTGCAATAGTGACTCGGTAAGTTGGTGTATAAACTGTCATAGGTTTATCTAAAGCCGAAGTTGAAAGGTTTTATACCTGTTGTTTTAGTTGCTGTGTTTGTAACTTTTGTAATTGCTCTAGCTGTGGCTTGTGGGTCTACAGCTGTTTTAATGTTGTTGTTAACAATAACTGTTGGTTGTTGTCTATTAAATACAGAATTAGGATTTCCTTGTGGTATTAAAGATAACTCTATTCTTCTTTGTGATTCTGTTTCAGCAAATCTTTGGCTAAATTCTAACAACTTAGCAAATGGTCCAAGTACGATATTTATTTTATTTGCTAGATTGTCTAACAATTCAACTAATTTTGTTAACAGATTTATGAAAGTAACTAGCCCTGATTCTGGGTTAGTTTGATCTTCAAATTGTTTACCAATACCTGACAAACCTTTACCCAAATCACGTAGTGCAGTACCTAAGTTGTATCCTGCGTCTTCAGAAGTTTGTACAACTTCACCAAAAGTTAAAAATGCTGGCACGGCTGCTTTTCTACCTTGACCAGTTAATCCGTTAACTAATCCTTGTATTGCAGGTACTAAATCTTTTTTGAGAAAGTCAGAAAATTTTAAGGCAACTGGCAGTAGTGACTCGCCTAATGTGATTTTAACGTCTTCAATGTTAGCTGCAAGTATTCTTTGACTGTTTGCTAATCCGTCTGAGGTTCTACCAAAATCGCCTTGTGCGTCTGCTGTTTGTTTATAAATCGCTGCTTGAGCTGCTAGCACTTTGTTAGCAGGTGATAATGCTTCTTTAGTGGTTTTAATTAAACCTAATGCTAAAGCCTCGTTTTTAAGTGTTGCGTCATTAAGAAGAATTCCGTAACGTCTGATTGGTTCGGCTTCACCTCGTAACGCTGCACCGATTGCTTGTATAGCGTCTTCCGGTGATGTGTTATTAAATGAGGCAAGATCAGAGGCTAGTTTGACAAAGCCTATAGAAAATTTAGATAAGTCTTTACCTGTTAAACCTGCTGCTTTACCAAGTGTTGCAAATGTCGAGGCTGCTGATACTGCTTGTTTTTTAGATTGACCTAAACTATTAGCAGCTGTTTTAGCAAAGTTTTCAATGTCTTGAGAAGCCTCACCAAAGATAACCCTTGATTTTGATATTTCTTCTGAAAAGTCTGAGGCTGCACCAATAGCGTCTTTTCCTATTTTTATTGCCATAGCCCCAGCTGCAGCACCAAGAGCTGCAAAAGCCAAAGCACCAGTCTTTAATGCTGAACCAAGTTTGTCGCTAAAACTTCTACTTTCCTTATCGGCTTTATCAAGCCCTTGTATAAAATCTTTTGTGTCGGCAAGTAAAGCAAGTTTTAACGACCTAATCTCAGCCATTTAAGCTGCCCTACCTTTCCACTCAGTTGCTATTTTCTCATAGCCTTTTAACCATTCGCGCACAATAACTGGCTGAAAACGTTCCAAAGCAATAAAAATAAACCAGCCACGATTACCACGACCTTTACGTGGGCTACGTGGTGGGAATTGCTTTAGTCTGTTAGAACCAAATTCAGTACCAAATAAAAGAGTACCAGCCTTTGCACCACTTCGGGTAACTTTTGTGTTACCACCCATAGTAAAGTTAGGTGCTTTATCTGATCTGTTAATTTTAAGTGATTTCATTATAGCGTCTGCTTGTGCAGGGTTAGGTGCATTGTAAGCGTAGGAGGTGACAAATTTGGCTGCGCGTTCTGCTAAAGATTCAGCAATTTCTTGCATATCTTTTTTAGCAATTAAATCCATACGTCCAAAAGTAGCAAGTAGTTTTCTCAATTCGTAGTCATCAACCTTGACACGTATTGTTCTATTTTTGTTTTTAGTTTTTACTTCAAATGGTGTTGCCATTAGCCTGCTCGTTCAGTATGTCTATAGCTGTAGCCCATATATCGGGTTCTGCATTGAGCCAATAGTCGGGTGTTATCCCAGTTGCTATTGCTAGTTCTACTGCTGTGCGCCCGATACTTCGGGCTTGGTAAAATTTGCTGTCTCAAAATCAGAAGCTGCAATATCGGTGACTTTGCTTTTCCAAGTGTCGAAATGCTCAATTTTTTTGGTGACACGTTGTTGAATTTTGTGAGCCAAGAATAAAAGTAATGTATTACTTGGTGTACTTTCGTCAATAAGTATTTTAACAATTGACTTGCCATTATATAGTTCTTTTTCTGCAAGTGAAAGTTCAATTGGTCTTGTCCATTCTTCAAACTTCTCACCTGTTTCTAGTTCCCACGTTAATTTTAGTTTAAGCATTTGTGTGCCCCTGTTCTGTTTGTTGTTGTTATACTGTTAGGTCTTCGGTTGGGATACCTACAACTTGTAGTGATACTGAACAAGTTTGTACGTCTGCACCTGAACCTGTAATGCTTGGATATTGTGGCAATACAAAACCAGTTAATGTTACACCAGTTTTTAATGTCATAATAAAAGCAATTGTAGTATCTGGGGCAGTTTCAGTTCCGTCCCATAATACTTTGTACAAGCTGTTTGGTGTTGCGCCTGCGTCGTTTAAGAACTCAACATCAAGTGTAACGTTTGAGTCTATGTATTTGTAGGCTTTGCCTGCAAGAGTGTCAAAAGTCAATCTTTCTGTATCAAAGTTGATAGAAGAAGAAGTGATTTGTTCTGAGTAGTTAACGCCGTTAACACTTAAAACTAATTGACGACCACTTAAAATAGTTGTTGCCATTTGTCTTACCTTTCCTAGCCTGTGTAGGCTGTTTGTAGTTGTATTTCAGCAGTTAATAGATCAGTACTATTAGTGCTTCTAATTCTTGGGCTTGAAACCGATAATACTATAAAGTTTAACGGAATAAGTCCTAGAATTGTTTCTATATCGTCTTCCAAGTTTTTTAGCGCGCTTGGGTTAGAATACGTTGTACTAACAACTTCTAATGTTAGTCTGACGTAATAGTTTTTGCTATTGCCTATAACTATTGGTTCAAGGTATGGGTCACTAGCTAAAATTAGGCAGGCTGGTGGAATAATAATATCTGGGACGTGATCGTATGCAGCATAGTTTGTGTTTGAGGTTATTGCTGTTTTAAGGTCTGAACGTAGCGTACTTAACGGCATATTTAACCTACTTGACTATTAGAGTCAATATATTTACTTATTAAACCTGTAACTTTGTACAAAAGGGTTCTACCCATTCTGTAAGGGGCTGGGGTGTAATCAAGGGCTTGTTGTGTGCCACCTGCAGCTAATCTTGATTGAAATACGTCTACAGCGATTTGTAGCACAGCTTCTTCTACAGCTGCTACGCCGTTGTATTGGACTAAAGTATTTTCAGAAGCAATACCATTAGGAATTGAATATCTATAATCAGTATGAATTGTTGCACCTGTTGTTGTAATTCTAAAAGTGTAATCGTCTACTATTGCAGATATTGTTTTATTGCCATTTATGTATGATTCAACGCCTGTTATGGCTATTGTTGCGCCCTCAAAAAATTTGTGTGGTCGTGTTGTGTGAATTGTTGTTTCTGTGGCTGTTTCTGAATAGTGTTTATCTATTCCAACTTTCCATTGTATAAGAAAGTCACCTATTGCGTCTTCGGCTGTGTCAATAATTGCGTCTAATGCTGTGTCGTCATAAAGAGTATTTGGAACGCCGAGTACAGCTCTTAACTGAGCTGCTGTTACTAATACTGGCATTTCATTTCCT